TCCAAAAGAACTTGGTAACTGCTCGTATTGAGTGTTACGAAGACATCAACTTAATGTTGACTACTTCTGCAATCTTTGCTGATTTAGGTAACGTATAGTTCTAAAGGTTTAGTAAATAATGACCCCTGCCAATTCGGTGGGGGTTTTTTATTGGAATAAATTAAGTAATTTTGTAAAAAAAGGATATGTCTTATTCTAATTATATAAATGACTTTAGTGCAATGCCTTTGGGTTCTACTTGTGAGCCTGTAACCTTAGCAGAAGCTAAAAGTTATGCAAGAGTAACAACCAACGCAGAAGATGCTCTAATTGAAATTATGATTAGTTCTGCAAGAGAGGCGGTTGAAGTAGCCACAGGATTGAGTTTAATCCAAAAGGAAATAGTTGTATTTTTTAACAATGTAAGCGGTAATTTCCCAATACCATTTGGTCCAGTAAATATCAACACATTTCAATTGTATGATATGGGGCAAGATGGATTAGAAATAGAAAGCCCAGACTATGATTTAATTGGTGGAATACATCCTACATTGGGTTTCCCAAGATATGCTAATCTAAAGGCTACATATTTCGCTGGTTCTACAACAATTCCTAAAGACCTTAAATTAGCCATATTAGACCAAATTTCTTATGACTATGAAAATAGAGGTTTAGATGGTGATTCAGGTATTTGTGAGAAGACTTGGAAAGCGTGTCAAAGATGGACAAGAATAAGCCCAATTTTATAATATGAAGTTAGGAAAAGCGAAAGCAAATTACGTTGATGCCAACACGATGACTCGTCAAGTTGGAATTTATGCTCCCACAAGGGTAAGTGATGGTCAAGGTGGGTTCACTACCACATTTGCCCTACAAAGCACAGTTTGGGGCGATTTAAGACCAGATAATCAAAATCGTGCAATAGATGACTTAGAATTGCAATTCGACCAAAGAAGCGTACTTTTTGTTCGTTTTGGGGTTACAATAAATAGCACATACGAAGTTGATGTTGAAGGTTCAAGATATACAATACATTCTATTAAGAACGTTGAGAACCAAAATAGGTTCTTGGAGTTAATAATTTACAAGTAATGGCATTTGGAATAGACTTATCTGGCATCCCAAGACTTGAGAAAAAGTTAGCTGACCTTAATAGTAAGATAGCTAATGACATAGCTAAAGAGATGTCAGCGTCAACATTAAAGATTGAAAGGGATGCTAAAAGAAATGCGCCTGTAAATATGGGTACTTTAAGACAAAGTATTCACGCAACAAGCAAGGATAAGTTAACGCATTATGTAGAGGTTGGAGTTTCTTATGGTGCTTATGTTGAATTTGGTACAGGTGGCAAGGTTTCAATACCTGCTGGTTTTCAAGATTATGCTGCAACATTTAAAGGTAACAAAGGAGGTAGTTTAGGTGATATGATTGAAGCGTTAACTTTGTGGGTAAAAAGAAAAGGATTAGCTGGTACTTATAGTGTAAAAAGTCAAAGAAGATTAGGCGGCAAAGCAGTACAATCTTCACAAGATGAAAAGTTGGCAAGGTTTTTAGCTATAAAAATATTGAAGAATGGCATTAGACCACAACCATATTTAATACCAGCTTATGAAGTAGAAAAGCCTAAATTAATACAAAGACTAAAAAAATTGTTAGATGCTAAATCCTAATATAGAAATAAAGAAATGGTTTTTTACCAACTTGACAAGTGCAAGTGGATTGCTTGTTTACGATGGTTTTGCTCCAGAAGGAGCAGGCGATGAGTATATTGTTATGACTGGAAGGACATCAAGCCAAGACCAAGGCAAAGCAGGTTACACAAATAGTATATCAATCACAGTTGATATTATTACAAAAAATGCTAACTTTGGTTATAAACGTGCTGAAACTATAAGCAATTTAGTCTTGACGGCAATAAATTCAGACACCAATATTACATTGGCAAACGGATTCACGGCATCAAGTTTAAGTGTTGAAAGTGTAAGAAACTTAGACGGCTTAAATCCTTTAGATAACGTTTTTAGAGTATTGATAACTTATAACATTATAATAACACAAATTTAAAATTAAATAAAATGCCAGAAACAAAAGTAAGCGCAAGAGATTATATTCTTTTAGCTGACATAAACAATGATGGAACATTCAAGCCAGTTGCTTGTTTGACTTCTAACTCATTAACATCGACTAATGACACAATAGATGCAACATCTAAGTGTGGTAACGAGTACACTCCAGCTCCTTCTTTTTCTCAATCTTTTGATTGTGAAGGTTTTGCGATTGATGAAACAGGAACTCCAGCTAAAGATAGCTACCAACAATTGTATGCTGCTCACGCTGCAAAGACTTTATTTGCAATTAAGATGGGTAAAGCAACTCCAACCGCAGGTGATATTACTTATGGTGGTGCTGGTCAATTAGTGTTTATTAGCGATTTCGGTGTAACTGCTGACGATAAGGATGATGTTAAATTTACTGCAACTTTCGTAGTAAGTGTTCCTCCTATCACACAAACTGAAACTGTATAATAAATAAAAAACTATGTACGAATTAAAGACTAACAACAACACAATCCACCTAAAGTGGGGTACTTGGGCAATGAAAAGGTTTTGCGAATTAGAGAATAAAAATCTAATGCAACTAATTGAGGTTTTATCTGGAGGCATTTATGACTTAGATACAATCGTTCATATTGTTCAAGCCGCAGCAGAAAGTGGGTGCAAGAGCCTTAAAAAGCCTATTGACTTTGATGAATTTGATGTGTGCGAATGGATAGACCAAGTTGGTGGGTTATCGGCAAAAGATGGACAATTAGTCGAGTTTATGAAATATATGCAAGACTCAATGACTCCAGATTTAAAGCCAGAGAAGGAAACGGATGAAAAAAAAAATTAGGGTTTTATAGTTGGGACTCAATAATTATTCTCGCTATTGAAGTTGGCTTAACGATTAACGAGTTTTGGCAATTGACGTGGCGAGAATTTTTGTTGTATAAAAAGGCTTATGATAATAAACAATTGAAGGAATGGGAAAGAACAAGGATGATTAGTTATTTGATTTATAAAGCTAATACAACCGATAAAAGTCCTAAAAGCATTAAAAGTTTCTTTCCTTTGCCAAGTGATGAAGTTGAAGATGATAAGCCAAAACTGACACAAGAACAATTAGCACGGACTTTAAAGTTGTATGGAGTAAAATAATAAAATGGCACAAGAAACGTTAAAACTAACAATAACCGCTGACACGGCAGAAGCGTTAGCAAATTTGAATAACTTCATCAAGACATCTAAAGGCTTAAAAACCGAGATGCAAACTTTTGGTAATGTTAGTGGACAAGCCACAAATGCTTTATCAAATTTATCAAGAGTCGCACAGGATGCTCCTTATGGATTTATAGGTATTGCGAATAACTTGAACCCGTTATTAGAATCATTCCAAAGATTACAAGTTAGTGCTGGTAGTACAGGTGGTGCTTTAAAAGCAATGGCAAGTGGCTTAATGGGTCCAGCAGGTATTGGTTTAGCTTTGGGTGCAGTTTCATCTATTATAGTTGCATTTGGTCCTAAAATAGCAGATTTTATAAATGGCACAAATGAAGCAACAAAAGCGGAAGAAAAATTTGCACAAGGATTAAGAGACGCAAGAGCAGAGGCAAGTGAAACAGGAATAAGATTACAAGCATATTTATCTATAAGTGAAAATGCAAATGTAAGTGAGGAAAGAAGGGCAGAAGCATTTAAAGCTGTTAAAAATGAATTAAGCAAAGTAAATTCTGCGTATGCTTCAACAATTACAAATGTTGACCAAGCAAGAATAGCAGTTGATTTATATACACAATCATTAATATCACAAGCATTAACATCAAGATATATTGATGAAATTGCTAATAAGACTATTGCATTAGCAGACGCAAATAAAAGAATATTACAAACAGGAAGGGAATATTATGCAACATTAGAGTCAACTAAATTGGCTATTAATGGTTATGCAGATGCTTCGGTTTATCAAGCAAGTGCAATTAGTAAAGCAAAGGATGCTAACATTGAGGCAAGAAATGAAGCATTAGCATTAAGAAGTGGAATTATAGGTTTAAAAACTTCAGTAAATGATTTATATGTTGCTGCAACTAAAGACCCATTTTTTACTTTTAATAAAGGTGCAAAAGAATTAGCTGCATCAACTAAAAAAGCGGCTGATAATATTAAAAAAATATATCGTGAAGCAAGACCATTAACAGAAGGAGCGACTGCACCTGTATTAATGCAAAGAGGAGCAACACCAACAATTACAAGTCCAACTGGCGCAGCACCTTTAGGTGGTAGAACAAGTGGATATGATGCAATTCAATTAACAAGTCAAATAAACGAGCAAACTAAAGCTCAAGAGTTATTTAACTTTCAGTTACAACAAACACAAGCCATTACAAATTTACTTGCACCTGCATTTGATAGCGTAGTACAAGCAATGGTAATGGGTGAAGATATTGGCAAGGCTTTAGAAGCAGCATTTAAGCAAATTGTTATTCAGTTAATTTCAATGGTTGCACAAGCATTATTATTCAAAGCTATTATGGCAGCAATTACAGGTGGAACAAGTGAAATAGGTGGTGCAATTGGAGGTGGTATGGGAATGGGAGGTGGTAATTTCTTAGGTGAGTTCTTATTAAAAGGTTCTGATTTGATTTTGGCAACTCAAAGAGCAAACAACAACTTAAATATTAGACGAGGCAATTAATGGCATATACTAATAAATACAAAATAACAATGGCTACCAAAAGCGGTAGCATATCAACACTATATTTACAAGAGGATGGTTATGCAGGTGCTTTAATAGAATATCCAGCTATTAGTTTACAAATTCAATACATCCCAAGAAGCGATGATATTTTTGAGGCAATTTATGTTAGTCAGTTAAACGTTGTTATAGATGTTACTGATAACTTAAATAATATGCCTGACTTCACTTCTTTAAACGATAGGAAGTATTTATGTAAATTATTTTACGATACTACTTTAGAATGGCAAGGATGGGCATTAAGTGATTATGTTCAATTTTCATATACAACAGGCAGAAAGGAATTATCTTTTAATGCGATTGATGGATTAGGTATGCTTGAAAGAATACCATATCAATTACCTGTTGATTATTCTTTAATTGATAGAATTACTTGTTTAGCTTTTTTACAAAATTCATTAAGTAATATTGGTTTTGGTTTAAATTTAATAAGTGGAATAAGTTTGTATGCAACATCTATGTTAAATAGAACAGTAAATACTTTTAACGAACCTTTGATACAATCTTATCAAAATTATGCTTCAATAACAAATAATAATCAAGAACCTTATAATTGTTTAAAAGTAATAAGTGATATTGCCAAAGGTTTTGGTTGCCGTTTATTTCAAGCACAAGGCAAATGGTATATTGTACCTTTAACTCAATTTGCACAATCAAGTTATTATTTTACAGAATATAACACAAGTGGAACAGTTGTTACAAGTGGAACAAAGTCATTAACTGGACAAATACAAGGATATACAGGAAATACAAGTAATTTATTTTATGTTGAAAATAGTCAATTTAAAATATTAAGAAAAGGATATAATAAAATAAGATTAGAAAAAGAAATTGAATACCCAAATAATTACATAACTAACTGGGATTTGAAGAATTATACAGTAGTTAGCCCAACAGAGGGTAATGCTTTTGGATGGGTTGAAAGAAGGGAAACAGGTGGTATTATATTTATCAAAAGTTATCCAGAGAAAGAGTACAATTCATTTATTCTTAATAACACAGTTTCAGCTGCGCCATTTGATTTAGGAGTAAGCCCAATAAATTTACCTAAACTTGGTATAAATGAAACGGCTAAAATAAGTTTTGACATAAGTGGTATTGGAGTTCCTGCAAGTGGTCCAGATGGATTATTTATTTTAAAGGTAACATTAGTAACTCCATTTTTTACATACTACATAAATGACAAAAAGGAATGGGCAAATATTGGAAGTAATTATTATTTCTATCCTTTTGATGCTGCTAATGCAAAAGCTAATTTTACATTACAAACTCCACCAGCACCAGATAATGGTGTATTTGCATTTGAGTTAGTTTTAGCTGATAATAGTTCTCCTTATTGGAAATCTACTGTTGCTGGAGTTGAGGTACAAAAATTCAACCTTCAAATTATACCTTCATTTATTGGCTTTAGAACTGAGAGTTTTGTAAATGATACAGAAGAATATGTTTTAAATATAGATTTGCCATTAGGTTTTAATCCTAACGTTGATGGTAATTATTCTTACAGAGGCTTTTTAAGTAATTCTGTTGGAGAAACATTAATTGGGTGGTATAGATTTGAATATCCTTTAGATATATATAGAAGTTTAAGTGAATTAGTAGTCAAGCAATATTCAAATTGCTTACATACTAATGTAATAAATATTGATAGTTCATTTATGGGTATGAATACAACAAACGGAAGATTAAGCGGTGCTATGCGTTTAACTTCTGCTGACACAGACCCAGCACAAATAAATGTTAGTAATAAAAAATACATTTTAGGTAATTCAACTATTGACTTACAAAATGATATTATACAAGCTACTTTATTGAATATAAACAATGAAAATGTTGAAACAACTTTAAGAACTGTTTATTCTAATAATAACCTTTCAAATGTAGTATCTGGTTATGGACATTTAAGGTCAACGGCTTATACAACAAAAGAAGCAGCTTATGCAGCACCTTTAACAAGTAATTTAGTTTATTTAGAAGATATTGGAGTTCCAAGTGTAGGGGATGTTTATTACACAAATGAACTTTTAATAACTCCTTTTAATGGTGCAAACTTATGGTGGAAAGTAATGACAACAGATATATCGTTTAAAGCGTTTAAAATAAGCGGAGCAGGAGTAATATTGGAAGCATACGGATAATTGATTAAATTTGTAATATGGCAGCAGTAATTGGAAATAACGTTATGCTTTATTGGCATAGGACAGATGTAGAACCAAATGTGGATGTAGCGTTTGCTTGTAGTACAACTTGTACTTTTAATGTAAGCGTTGACCAAAAAGAGGTAACAAGCCAAACAAGTGCTTGGTTTAGAGAATATAAAAACGATGTGGCTACTTGGAATGTAACCTGTGATGGGTTGATTACTTTGACTGGGTTTTCTTATTTGTTTATGCTTGAGAAGCAGTTAGCCAGAGAGCCAATAGAGATTAAATTTGTGGTTGATAACGGCGCAGGTGGATTGGTTATTATTAACGGAATTTGTAATATATCAAGTTTAGCAATAAACGCACCACAAAAAGATGTGGCTACTTATAACATTAGCTTACAAGGTAGCGGAGCATACGGAACAACAGGAACAACTGTTGACCCAAGCGGAGTAGTTATTATAGGTGGAAACCCTATCAAGACAAAAGGTTATACGGCAACAGGTGGGGAAACTTCAATTACTTTTGCTGACACAATTGGTTATTCTTGTCTTTACGTTTCAAGAGGTGGTGTGGATGCACAAAACATTTTAACAACAGGAACTGCAACAGATGATGATGTTAAGTTTGTAAGTGCGACAGGAGTATTGACTTTTGGTAGAGTTTTGGTAGCAGGGGAATATATTAGAGCATTATTTCAATAAAATATTATGAGTCAAATTCAAATAACTGGCGAAGCTAAAATAAGAACATTAACTGGTGCATTAACTGCAACTGCTGGGGTTGTTACTTCAGTTCCTTTAGGTGCTGCAAATGGTGTAGCTACTTTAGGAGCTGATGGAAAAGTACCATCTGCTCAGTTACCTACTTTGGCTTCTTCTTATAAGGGAACTTGGAATGCTTCTACAAATACACCAACTATTGCGGATGGCGTAGGAACGGCTGGAGATTATTATTTAGTTAGTGTTGGAGGTACTTGGAATGGAATAGTTTTTCTTGAAGGTAACACGGTAATTTACTCTGGAACTGTATGGCAAAAAGCTGGTGGTGGAAGTGGAACGGTAACTTCGGTTGGTCTTTCTGCTCCAGCTGCATTTTCGATATCTGGTTCTCCAGTAACAAGTTCTGGAACATTAACTTTAGCTGCTGCTGGTGCTGCTACTGATTACATAAAAGGGGATGGTACTTTAGCGGTATTTAGTACTGCTGCTATCTCTGCGGTGTCTGGTACATACTTACCATTAGCGGGTGGTACATTGACAGGTGCTTTAAGTGGCACAAGTGCTACATTCTCAAGTAGTGTAAATAATTTAGGTTTAAATACTGCATCAATTACTACTACTACATCTCCAACTTTTATACAATGGAGAAACACAGGTGGTGATTTATATATAGGTAAAGAAGGAAGCACAAATGGAGGATTTTTTACAGGCTCAATTGCTTATGATAATGTTTTTTATACTGATAGACCATTTAATTTTATTACTAATGGTACATCAAAAATGTATATCACAAGCGGTGGTAATGTATTAATAGGAACTACAACTGATTCAGGGAATAAATTAGATGTTACTGGTATAGGTAGATTCGTAAATGCTGACCAAGCTGCAGCAAGAGTAATCATTCAAAATACAGGTTCAGGTGGTCAAGCAGTAAATTTAGTTGCAGGAAATCCAAACGTAGACCAAACAGGTTTCTCTATTGCTTATGGTAATACTAATTTTTTAAGATTTGATT